GCCGGAGCCAGTGTAACCACCACCATCAAACGACTGAGCAGCAAGCATTGCTGTTTGCTGACTGCCTGGAGTTGTTCCATACTTCATTGCAGTAGAAAAGTTATTAAGGCCAGCGCCAAACAATCCAGACAACGGACCCATGATGCTTTGACGCAATTGGATACGAATCAAGTCAGCAATGATTGAGTTCGCCATGTCCTTAAAACTCAACTTGCCTGTTTGCACAAAACGGACAAGCGAATCTTCCATGCCACGCAAAGCACGGCTTGTGGCATCCTCGGTGAACTTTGCAAAGTTTGTGATTTCGTCAAGATAGGTCGTTACTCCAAGAGTTGCGCCCTTCATCATGTTCTCACGCTCTTTGACTCGCTCAACAGCCAACTCTTTTACCAATCCCAACTGCTCCTCATACTTGATGTTGGCAGCAGCAATAGCATTCAACTTGCCTTGCTCAGTCAAGTTATCAAGGTTCTTGATCTTGACGATTTCCTCGTTAAACTTCTTGGTCAACTGAAGACGAGAATTTTCAATAAGAGTCTGTTCAGCAGTTCGGAAAATGCCATCATTCTTGAGTTGGATTTGCTCCAAGATGATGTCCATATCCTCACGGTACTTATCAAGGTAATTCAGAGCTTTGTCACCAGCTTCAACTTGCTTTTCGTTGAGCTTTAGCAATTCCTGTTCTGACTTTAACCTGTCTTTTGTATTGTCCTTACGGATAGCATCAAACTCAGCAGAAATCTTATCAATTTCTTGATCTTGACTCTTGATTGTAAGTTTGCGATTTTCCAAAACAGTAAGATCATCCAACTGCTTTTTACTAGCGCCCAATCTTTTTGCTTGCTCAACTGTTAATGCAACCTCACCTTGAGTCAACTTCAGCAACTCATCATTCTGTTGACGCAAGAAGTCAGCAAGTTTCTTTTCAGCAGCCTCTTGTTCTTTTGTCTTAACAGGAGTTGCAGCAGGTTCAGGCTCAAAAAATCTGCGTGAACCAGTGCGAATTTCATCAAATTTTTGGTTCTGCAAAATTGCATTAAATCTATCTTTTGCTTGCTTGAGCTTGCTCTCTGTATCTTTAATTTGTTTTTCAACATCAATACCCAAGAACATTTGAGCGTTCTTTGGTTGCAACTGAAGTTGTTTCAAAGCAGAATCAAGTTTCAAAACCTCAGAAGCAGCATCAGCAATTTTTGAAGTTTCCTTGAGCTTGTTAATGCTTGGAACAAGTTGATCTATACCTTTACTGAAAGAAGTAATCCAAGATGCAATTGCAGATGACGTACCAGTCATCTTGTCAATAGAACCAACAGTCAGGAGTATTGAGTTGTTAACCTGGGTCAAAGATTGACCGATGGTTACAGGCATGTTCTTAAATTGATCTTCCACTTTTGGAAGACCTTTTAAGAAGCCATCAATAAACACCTGAGTTGTCAGCTTGCCTTCTTCAGACATCTTCTTGAGTTGACCAGTTGTCACACCCAAGCCAAAAGCAACTGCCCTCAAAATTTCAGGAGCCTGTTCCTGAACAGAAACAAATTCTTGACCACGCAAAGCGCCAGCCGAGAAACCTTGAGCCAACTGAATCAGCGCAGCAGAAGCAGATTGACCAGAAGCCCCAGAAACAACCAATGCCTTACCAATACCTTCAGTAAGAGTAATCAGCTTTTCTTGAGGGACAGCCAAATCTTTGGTTGCACGGGCAAGTGAAGAATACAAGTCAGTCGTTTGAGAAAACGCTGTCCTGTTGCTCTGTGAAATATCAAAAAGTTGCTGCTGAACACTGATGAAGTTTGCAGTGCCACCAGTTACGTTACCAAGCCGTGCGGTAACGCTTGTGAACTCGTCTGTCAGTTGCTTGAACTGGACAGCAAGACCACCAATAGAGATGCCAGCAAACGCAGTAGAAAAAGCACGACCAACAGAGGCCGCACTTTGACTTGTGCGTTGTGCTGACTTGTCAACTGAATCCAGCCGACCAAGAATCGCATTAAAAGCCGCGGCAGTTTGGTCACTGGCAGTTAGATCAAATCTTATTTTCTCATTTGCCATTCTTAGACCTCTCGTGCTGCAACTTAGTCCAGATTTGCCACTCTATGAACTCCTCAAGAGACATTTCCTGTTCAAGCTCTGATACTGTCTTTCCTAATTTTTCGGCAAGGAAAAACTTGAACTGTCTCTCATTAGAGTTTAGGAGTTTTTTTCCAACTCCGATGGATTCACCATCATAATTTGAGAAGCAATCCGAGCCAGTACACCAGCGTCAACTTGAGTCTTCAAAGACATCTTGTCTTCAATGGTGAACAGACTGTCACCCTTCTCGTCCAAAGCCTTCATGACCAACAACTCAGCAAGCATTTCGCTCTCGTTGCTGTTCTTGGTAGCCATCTGCAACTTACCCTGATCTCTCAAAGTAAATGGCTTGGAATAGATAACGAATGGACCTTTCTCGTCCCCCCACTCAGGCACTTCAATGCGCTTGATCTGGAGGGAGTTGAAATGATCTTTTGCTCGATCAATCGCTCGCATTAGCTGGCAGTGCTAGTAGCCAAAGCACCAGTGCCCTGGACAGTGATAGAAGCCTCAACCATTCCGTCAAAGGAACCGTTGATTGTCTTGCCAGTCACAATAGCCGAGCCAGAATAGAACGTATCGCCAGTGCTTGCGCCTTCTGGATAGAACTTGATGGTGACTTCAGAGCCAACAGTCAAAGCACCTTGACCAGTCGTGTCAGTCTCGTCCCAAAACACATCCACAGAGCCGCTAAACGACTTCAAAGACGATTTGTAGGTACGCGAAGAATCACCCATAGTGGTGTCTTCAATTGTGTCCGCAGTCTCGCTGATCGAGTACGAACGAATTTCAGCCACGGCGGTTGTGCCAACGTGAACTGTGCCCTCAGAACCTGCGTGATTAGCCATTTCTAGCTCCTTTAAAGATGATGATATTTTGCCACATTAAGCAGCGGATTCAACCTCGTTTTCACGGTTCGTGTAAATTACCTGTACCGTTAAACGCCCAACACCAACTGGTTGCTCCCCGCTTCCGTCAAAGTCTGCTTCAAAAGCAATTACCTTGGTGTCTTTTGCATAGCCCCCGCGGGTAACGTCAGCAGCTAGTGCTTCTTCTACCTGTGCAGCTATCGTATCCAATGTGTTGTCAAGGTTAGACACAGCAGATGCGTATGCCTCAACAACAACTTCCAGTGTTCGCTCTTGCCTACGAGGTAGGCTGATAGTCGTGTACTCAGTTGTCTCAGCCCGTGTATATACACACAATCCTGGCAGTTTCGATTGCTCAAGAGGGTAAATACGAGTCTGATAAACGCGAGATGAAGTCGCAGCCAACCCAGTCACGGTGGTGACAATGTTGCTACGGATAAGTTGTCTTAGGTGGCTCATTGCTTCTCCAAGACAATAAATGTCATCCCTGTACCGTCATCTTGAACCACACGGCTCAAGTAAGTGACTCCAGAAACAACGAATGTGTCACCCTCAGTAGCCGAGGCAACATCAGATGTTCGAACCATCAACCGCGGTTGCTGCATGGCAAAACCAACCATGCCACCACCATCAACTTCAGCATAGTCATTGTCAAAAATGCCAGTGATCGTAGCGGCAGAGCCACCTTGAACAGTGTATGTAATGCTTTGACCGAAGTCAGCCAGCATTGCCAAACGATCAGCGGCAGTTTCAACCATTACAGCACCTTTTTAGGACGACCACGCTTGATAAGCGGAGCATCAGAAACTTGCAAGCCAACTGATGTATTTGCCAAAACCTTCTCTTGATAAGCGGCACATCGACCACTCTTAATCAGGAGCTTGGCTTCACGTTCTGGCAACTCAACAACCTGACCAGCGCGAGTATTACCCACGCTAGTCATGGTGTTACGCACGAATTCAACTTTCATCGGAACACCCCCGAGATTTCTCTCGGAGGCTCCCCAATCAGAGGATTTCAGCATTAGGCGATGTCTGCGTCACCCAAGCAGAACGACACGGCGTGACGGACAGCCACGTCAACCGACTGCATTGCAACGATACGGACAGTGCCAGTAGTCGAAGCAGTGTAGGGGTCAACCAGGATGTCCAAACCACCCCACATGCCGATCAGCAAGTCGGAGAAGTTACCGAAGTAAGCATCACCAGCAGCAACTTGGTTCGACACAATGGCGCGATAGCCGTTGATCTGACCGTCTTGCAGCACGAACTGACCAGAGCCGCTGTCTTTGGTAGTGGTCTTCAGAGCACCAGCCATCGAAGCGTTCATGATGTAGGCCAAGTTGCCCAACAGAGCGTTGTCGGTGGCAACTTCAGTCTCCATGCCAACGATCTCAGCGAAAGTTGGGTTAGTGGCAGCGAAGTCTTTGGTGTTGATGCCAGAGGTGGCGCGGATACCAGTAGGCTGACCGTTAGAGCCAGTACCAGCCAAAGCACCCAGGTCAATTGCCAAAGCCAGAGCTTGAGCCAAGTCGTTGCGGATCAGGCTTTCCACATCGGGCGAACCTTGCATCATCAACTGACGAGTCACATCAGTGAAAGCGCCGACAGTCTTGGGAGCCATAGTGATCGAAGTGATCCCCATTTCGCTCTCAGCAGCAGCAGAGCCTTCAGCAAACCAGCCACCAGACGAAGCAGAAGACTTCTTAGGAATCTTCACGTTGCCAGACAGACCAGTCAGCATGGTTGCACCAGCTTGCATCACGCTAGAAGCGTTACGCAGAACGTCAACGAATGCGTCAGGACGGAAGTTCTGACCAACCAGACCAGCGTCATCAGAGCTGTTCAGGTCACGCTTGTCCCATTGACGCAGAACGTCAGCAGGAACCAAGATACCTTGAGCCGATTGACCGAAGGCGCGTTGAGCGGCTTCAGAGCACTCGAATTCAAAGGCAGCAGCACGTTGTGCGGCGCGGTCAGTAGGGTTAGCCAAGGCGTTGATAGCACGCATCAGGCTGAAGCGTTTAACTTCAGTCTTGCTCATACCAACTTCTTGCACGGGAGCGTCAAAAGCGCGGCTGTCAACAGCCACTTGCACAGAGTTTTCCATTTTGGTTTCCTTTGGGGTTACAACTTCAGTTTCCACGGCGCGGATTTCTTCAGTCACAGTTTCGGTAATTTGCGGTTCTTCAACCACAGCTTCAGAGATGACTTCCTCAAGATTTCGACCCACGCCTACGGTGACATCCGCAGGAATAGAAACGATACTTGCCTCCATCGGTCGCCACGCAACAGCGCGATATGTCCGACCGTCTTTTTCCTTCTGCATCTTGCCGATGGAATAGCCAATCGAGACATTACCGCGGATGTTGTCAGCAACATCACCGTACACCTCTGAAGCCAATGCGCTCTTACCGAAACGCACTGTCGCCCGCAACTTGCGAGCCGAGCCATCGAGGGACACGGATTCAATCACCCCAATCTGCTTTTCAGGATCATGGTCCAGCAGCAGGGGTGCACGACCAGAGTTCAGAAAACTCAGGTCAATAGATTGTTCGGAGTGGTCAAGCACCTCGGAGCCATAAGAACGCTCCACAGGTGTCTCAGACGAGATTGCCATGCGAACACGGCGGTCATCTTCAACCACAGCTTCCATTGCGTCAGAGCGTGTCAGGCGTTGAGCCTCCCGGCGTTCTGCAACAACTTCTTCAGGAATAACGACTTCCTCAGAAATCACTTCCACAATTTCATCAGTAACGGGATTTTCCATCACAGACCTTTCAAGTTCGTCTGATTTTAACAACTCTTTTGTTTCAGGAATAGTGTTTTCTTCCATAGAGCGATCTGATTGGATTTTGGCATATTCTTTATCTGCCCAAGACTTACCAGCATCACCACCCCAAAGTGACCACGCAATACGACCATTGGATGGATAACCTTCCTCGCCAGGACTGAAGCCTTCAGCCTGTTTATCAACTTCATGGCGAGCAAAGAAACTGACCATCCTGCCAATAGTGTCATCAGACAAGTCACGACCATTTACGATGTCTCTTGCTCGAGCAATGCCAACTTCTGTGCCGCCACGACCAAACTCATCACGCCAGTCAAGACCGCGCTGTGCTTCTTCCTTCATTGACTGATTAGGCACTGGCATCATCTACCTCCGCTGGAATAGGAGCCTTGTTACCAAAAGGCTGGAAGGCCATTGACAAACCATATCGAGCAGCCATTTCTTTCTCTGCTTGAATCTGGTCAAAGATTTCTTCAACATCACGACCTTGCTGATTTGCAATGTCTTGCATCGACAACAAGCCGTTTTGTAGGCCAACGACAGAAGCATTCATCTCTTTAAGCGGGTCCACCCACTGGAAGCCACGAGCGCGGAAAACAGTCGCCTCTGCAAACTTGTCAAACCTGCTTGCAGGAATGTTAATCACAGAGTTCTCCATGATGCTCATCAAGAAAGCACGATAAACAGGCTCAACAAAGTGCTGAATCAGGAAGTCTTGAATGATCTTCCATTGGTCGCGATCTTCTAAAGCGCCTTGACGGATAGATGAGTAGCTCACTCCCTCAAGGTCATTTGCCAAAGAAGTGTAAGAAACACCAAGACCCGAAGCAATGCCGCGGAGAATTGCCTTCTCAAAGTCGGCAAAAGCAGTTGTTGGATGTGTTGGGTCAAACTGCTGGAACTGAACACCATCAGGCAACTGGTGGAAAGTACCGGGTTCGGCTTCCATGATCGGCACTTTATTGTCAGTGTCGTCAGGCGTAAACCCATCGCCAGTCGGAGATGTGAAGAAACCCATCTTTGATGCGCCAACACGGGCAGCAACCAACTCAGCCTCACGATAGCCATTCAGCATCTTGAGGTCAGCAATGACAGGAGACATCCAAGGCGCACCGCGAGTCTGCATGGCACGTTCTGGCAAGAATGCGTGAATCATCTTGTCAGCAGGAATTCTGTTGTACGACTTACCCATCCACATGGTTGAGTTGTCGCCAGGGTGCGCTGTAAACAAGTGGTAAGCCACAGGACGGTTAAACGAGTCCAACTCCACGCCCATGCGGATACGATTACCGTTTGGCAGTGTGACGTTGTATTCCTCGTCTAGCAGGTCAGACTCGATGAATTCCAGAGCAAACCGGAAATCATTTGGGTACTTCACCAGACGCACCAAGACCTCGCCATCACGAACAAGGTTTTCGATGAACAGTCGCTGTGCGTCAACCCAAGAAATCTTGCCATCAACAGTGCATTGACCCATGCGGCCCCAACGCTTCCAAGCAACCTCAATCGAGTCATTGCCAAGATTGTCCATAGCGCCGTTGTCATTACGGGCTTTTACCTGCAAAGTCACGCCTCGGTCACCAACAGTGTTTGCTTTGGCAAGACTGATGAATCTCCGAGCATAAGCATTGTTGCGAGTCAGGTCACGACAACGATTTCGCAAAACCTTCAGAGCGCCTTTGATTTCCTCATCGGCAGACCGTGAAGATGCAACAAAGTCAGAAAACAATCGACCCTGATTTGCGCCAGCATAAGCTCGCTTCTTCAGCGGTTTCTTGCGAGAGAAAATATCTAAGATACCCATTTATTAACTCCCAAACCGCACTTGAACTGTTGAGCCAGTCGCTTGCTTCTTACGGATACGTTCAGCAATCACTTCCTTTTGGAACTCTCGCTTGTAGTAATCACGGGCATCAAGCAAATCTTTGAAAGACATCTTGTTCAAACTGCGACCATTGATTGTGTAGCTCGCAACATCAGAATCTGCTTTGCCAGACAAGATTGACTCGATCTTGCCCAACATGATCTCAGCATGAGTGCGAGGGTCAGCACCGTTAACGTCAAGGTCAGCAACACATGTGAAATAACCTCGGTCAATGATTATCCTGTTGCTGTCGGAGTTGCGAACAATCTCCAGTTGCCAGTGATACAGCCCAACGACAAAACCAGCAGATGTTGCACTGGATACAGTGAACAAATAGTCTGAACCGCTTGCAGTTCCTGTTACTGCAATCTCTGTATTGCCACCACCAGTAATACGAGCCACATAACTAGCCGTATAAGCAGTGTTTGGATAATCTGCGCCAATATCGGTGCGCTTCCATTGAAGAAAGTCGCCTGGACTGACTGTTTCAGGTTCAGTCGTTGGAGCTTGCGTAACATCGAAAAGGTTAGCCATAGCCACCCCATAGTTTCATGAATTTTACTGATTTTAACGCCATCTGTTCACAAAGCTACCCATATTTTTAGGTCGCTGAATTGGCTTTTGCTCTTTGACCACCTCTTGCGCCTCTTTTCGATGACTCATTTTCATAGCCAAGCTATTCAAATTGACATTCAATAGAGCCAAAGCAGCCTTTGCATACACACGAACGTCAAGCGCCTCGTTTCTTGTCCTGATCTTTACAAACTCACGCCGAGCAAAACCTTTGTGGTATTTGATCTTGATCTTTTCAGCAGTAAGTTGCTTGTAAT